GTTTACAACTCAACTAGATGAAGATATAACCTATCCTGCAACAACAACTGGTGCAGCAGGCGTAAATAATGATTTAGCAAAACAAACCACTCGTGATGGTATTATAAAAAACTTTATGTCAACAAACTATTTAACAGAAACTTCAGTAAATAATGTTAAGTCAACGCAGTCTGGCACCATTCAGTCATCCGCCCTTGTTATGAACGGTCCGTCTTTTAAAACTACAGAAAATCCACTAGGCTTTGTTTCGTATGTTTATAAAAATTTAAATAGCGCATATAAACATTTTGGCACCAGACTAAGAATTGTTGGTAAAATAGAAAACAATACAAGTAGAACTCAAACACCAATTGGCAGCGTAACTTACTATCAAGCCTCTGGAATTCAACCAGATCAAACAGTAAGCATTGGTGGTGGCTCTGGAGGCCTTGCCGTACTGCTTAATCCAGAAACAAATAATGGATATTATTTTGAAATAGTTGCATTAACTGAAGATAATATTAACTCATATTTAAAAATTGACACAAAGGGTAATGCAGAAAAATCAATTAACAATATATTGTTTTATAAAATTAAAAAAGAATCAGCAAATACAAATGCTATTCCAATTAAACTTTGGGGCGGTCTTTCAAAAATTATTGTTGACGATGGAAGATTTACTGGACAGTATAGAATATCTGGAGAAGAAAATCCAACAGTATATGACTTGTCTGTAGAATATCAGGACATTGGTAAAGTAAGAAGATTTTACTTATATATTAATAACAAGTTAATTAAGGTAGTTGACGATACAGACCCTCTTCCAATTTACAATAACATGGCGTTATTTACTCGTGGCTCTTCTAGAGTTATGTTTGAAAATGTTTATGCTTTGTCAGAAAACTATTCTCAAAACACAGTTTTTACAGTAGGAGAAACTCTTGCTTCAGCATTATCAAATGGCAAAATCAATGTTAATGAATCTTTTAGAAAATATGCAATGAGTGGAATAATTCAGGGAACTCACCTTTCTGGAATTAGTTCACAGGAACCACCACAGTATAATTTGTATTTTGAAGAATTTGGTTCTATTATGCGTGAATGTGCTTATTTTGATGTTAAGTATGATCGTGCATACCCCGCTCTTTATGCTCAACTTTCTCCAACCTTTAATAGAATCAAAGGATATACAACATCTGGATTCTTAGCAGACTCTTACGGAGCAGAATTTTTAATATTTAATGCTACAGATACTGCATTAAGTTTAGACGAAACAACAGGAAACTATTTAAGAATTCAAGGAGTAACATTTACACAAGATACAACTCATGAGTTAACTGTTGATGAGTACTTTAAAAAACGTGGAAACCTCTCTGATCCAGAATTTCAGGGTAGTTCATTAATATTTTCACCACTTGTAGAAAAAGCAAAGTATGACGAAATTAGACAAAGCAGAATGATCTATGGAAAAAATGAATTTTCTATTGATAGCATATACATTCAAACAGATGATGACGCTCAGGCTTTAATGGGTTGGATTATTAATAGAGTTATGCATCCTAGAAAATCAATAGGCATAAATTTATTTTCAATTCCAACATTACAACTTGGAGATATTGTAACTGTTAATTACAAAGATTCTTCTGGACTAGATCTTGTAACATCAGACTCTAGTAGGTTTGTAGTATATAATATAGATTATTCTAGAAACAATGGCGGACCAAGCATGACTGCCTATTTAAGCGAGGTGTAAAATGTCAAAATCTAAAATGTCAAAAGAAGAAAAAGCAGTTAGAGAAGCCTTAGCAGCAGTTCAAGCAGATACTGGAGTGCAAAAGGCTCAACAAATTTTAGGAGTTGACACAACAAGTAAATCTTATCAAAACTTTCAGTCAGCAGGTGCTGCATTAGAAGCAATTAGTGCAAAGCCAGGATCAACAACAAAACAAATTCAAAGTGCTTTAAATGCTTATGAAAATGCATATCAAACACAGATAGAATCACAAAAAACTCCACTAACTACAGCACTTCCAGTTTCTGGTGATAGTTCCAGTGGCGGGAGCCCCAGTGGGGGTAGCACCAGTGGTGGAACAATAGTAGCAGCAGTACCAGCAACACCAACAACAATAGCCGCAGCAATTATAGCCCCACCTCCACCTCCAGTTAAAACAGCACCAATAGACACAGTTTTATTTGATGATGAAGGCATAGACATTGAAGTAATTAAAGACTTAATATTTGAAGATATTGGTGGACATGAACTAATAAATATAGCACGCAATGACATTGTTAATGGACAACAGGTTTCTTATCAACCTATTAAAAATCTTTCATCAATTCAACAACAATATAATCCAAATAATATTCTTAGTCTTCAGTCTACTTCAGACAAATACTTTGCAAATTTTTCTATTAAACTTGAAAACAAAATTCCAGATCCAGGAACTGGGCCAAGTGGGGCGTATGTTTATTTAGATAATGATACAGGAAATCTGATTATTGAGGCTATTAATCTTGAGACTGATGAGCAAATTCAAGTAGAAATAACCACAAGTGGTACAATATATGAAGCGGAATTTGGAGAAGTAACCTCTTGATAACTAATACTGGTAAGACTATTATTGGAAAATACATGCTTGGTCAAGCCCCTGCCTACGCATCTTTTTTGGCTGTTGGTTGTGGTCCCACCCCGCTAGAAACTGGCGACGTAGCAGATAATTTTGCAACAAAAGAAAACCTTGATTTTGAAATGTTTCGTGTTCCAATATCATCTAGAGGGTTTGTAAATGAAGGCGGTATAAATAAAATTGTCTTAACCGCAGAATTACCAACAGAAGAAAGATATGAAATATCAGAAGTAGGTCTATATTCTGCAGGAGCAAATCCTTCTGCTGGAGCATATGACAGTAAAACAGTATTTGCTTTTACTACTGGAGAAAATTGGCAGTATCAAACAGGGGCATCAGCAACCGCTATTGATGTTGTTACTTCCCCACTCGATGATCCATTAGATAACAATGTTATTGCTGTTACAGATACCGTCTTTCAAACAAATGCAGATAACTCTATATTTTTTAAAACATCTCGTGCAAACAGATATGAAAGATGTAGATTTTTAAATAACATAATTTTAATTAGGGGCGATGAAGCAGACCTAACAATTAGCGAAGAGAGTGGTCCAACAGAAGATCATTTTGTAATTGAATCAGGATCAAACCACATTCGTTTAACTGGAGCAAACGTAGATTTTTCAAGAAACTCTCCAATAGATGAACTTAGACTGGCATTTTCAATAGTAAGTAAAACTGGCAACTCTTCTGCAATTCCAGAAACAGTTAGAATATTAGTTAATTTTTCTTCAACCGATGGCAGTCAGTTTGCAAGGTTTGAAGCGGAAGTAAACCATGGTAGTTCTGGAAATTTAAACGATGAAATTGCAGACTTTGAAACAAATAGATATTTTGTAGTTTCAAAACAACTACAAGATCTTTACACCACTTCAGGATTTACTTGGGATTTAGTTACAGTGGTTAGGATTTATGCATGCGTACTTTCTGAAGATAGTGGACCAACACCAGAACCATCATCAAATTATTATATTGCTTTAGATGCTCTTAGACTAGAAAATATTGCAACAACAAACCCACTTTACGGACTAACAGGGTATTCAATTATTAAAAATGATGATGCTGAAACAATAATTAAGTCACCTAATACTAGTAATTATGTTGAATTTAGATTTTCAATAGGTGTAACATAATGACTATTAAAAAAGCAATTATTCCAAAAAATGACTTGCCTCCAGTAGACTTCGACACTTCTGCATATGTTGTAAGATATAGAATTATCTCTGAAGATAAAAACAGAACGTCTCAATGGTCTCCAACATTTGTTACAAATGCTGTGCCAGTTGAATCTGTTAATGGTGCTCTTTCTATTACAGAAACAATCATTACTGCCGTGTGGGGGGATGAGTTAAATAGACCAGCATACGACGTATTTGTAAAATTTGATTCAGGATCTTTTGCATATCATGGAACAACTGCGACGCACTCTTATCCATTTTTAAATACAGGAACTACATCAGTTCGTGTAAAGGTTCAAATAGCATCATCTACAAAAGAAGTAAACGCATCACTACTTATCTTTGACTCTGGCTCAGAGTCTTTGGTATAATTAAATAGGAGGAATAAATGGCTAAAGTACCACTACCAGAAC